GACGTATGATTCGACGCAATTCTTGTTCGGTCATTTTTCGTCCTTTTCTGTGTCGGATTGGTTTTAACTGTGGTGTTGCGTGTAGAATAATCTACATTTGTAGTTTTAGCAAGGGGAGAGTTGTGAATTTTGTAGATTTTTTGTACAGAATAAAGCAAGAGCTTGATTTAAAACAAGATAAGGATGTGGCTAATTTTTTAGGATTAGAGATAAAAGCATTTTCAGCAAGAAAAGCAAGGAATTCGGTGCCTGAAGATAAGTTGCGTCTAGCCGCAATTGCACATCCTGATATGAAGATTGATGTTGACTATATTTTGACTGGCACTCGATCTAGCCAAACGGAAATAGTGAGAGCCCCATCCCCGAGTTATACAGACAAGAGGCTACCTGAAAAATCTACGCCCAGCCTGAGCGAGGAAGAGCAGGAGCTGCTGGCCTTGTTCCGCCAGTCCAGCGAACTTGGCCGCGCCGTCATCATGAGCGCCGCCCGGGGCGCAGAGAAAAAAGAAGCCGCATCTGCGGCTGATCAAGTAGCTTAGTTTTAATTGTCCGTTTAATTGAACTGAATGAAAAGGAGATGAGTATGAAAAAAGCAACATTATGTCTACTATCCATTTTGGCGTTGGCAGCTTGTAATCAAAGCACCTCTTCTCAAGAAACTAAGGTAGAGGAGCCAAAATCCAGCTCTGCATCTGTTGAAGTAGCACGGCCTGAGCCTACTGCGCCAGAATTAAAGCTGATTGAAGATATGCAGTACATCACAGACAAACTTAAAACAATCCCAACCTTGGGTAAGGTTGTTATCTACACCGAAGAGACCGACCCTAATCATCGGCTTGGTCGCCCTGGACAATATTTCGCCAAATTAAATTTTACTGATACCCGCTACAAATCAGAGCCTGAAAATTTCGGTACGATAGAAGTCTTCAAAACAAGGGAGGAGTTGGAGGAACGCTATGATTACGTTGCTTCAGTTACCAAAGGGACTCCTTACCTCGTATACCAATTCAAACATGAAAATCTTCTTATGCGGCTGCCGCAAGAAATGACTCCGACACAAGCCAAAGAGTACGAAGCCGCCTTAGAGCAGATGTAACGTAGCTGCCCGATTAGTAGCTAACAATGCTGGTAAGTTTTTTTAAACCCGTTTAAAAGACCCCCGACACCCCCATCAGCCACAATCCCTGCATCAACAACGATGCAGGGATTTTCTTATGTATATCACCATTACCGCAGGACACAGTAACACCGACCCCGGCGCCGTCAACGGCAGCGACCGCGAGGCCGACATCGCGCAAGACATGCGCAATATCGTCGCTTCCATCCTCCGCACCGACCACGGATTGGAGGTCAAGACCGACGGTGAGGGCAAGGGCAATCTGCCTTTGCGCGAGGCAGTCAAGCTCATTAAAGGCAGCCGTCTGGCTGTCGAGTTCCACACCAACGCGGCACTCAATAAAACCGCCACCGGCATTGAAGCCTTATCTATCCCAAAAAACAAAGCCGCCTGCCAGCGCCTGTGCCGTGCTGTGGAACAGGTCACAGGCTGGAAGCTGCGCGGCGAAGACGGTTACAAACCAGACAACGCCGGCCAGCACAGCCGCCTGGCCTACGCCCAAGCCGGCGGCATCATCTTCGAGCCGTTTTTTATTTCCAACGATGCGGACTTAGCCCAATGGAAGCAAACCAAATGGAGCATCTGCCGCGCCATCGCTAACGCTATTGCCGAAGAGGTTAAAGCATGAGAGAGAAAAAAACATTGGTGGCACTGGCACTGTCTACCGTATTGCCGAGCCTGACCCATTCCGCACCCCGGCTGGAATATTCGGTCGGCGCGGGGAGCTACCCGCTTAGCGGCCGCCGCAGCGGTGTGGCTGCCGCCAGACGCGCCGCCAAACGGCGCAGAAAGGCTGGAAGATGAATAGCCTTAAAAACTGGCTGGCCGGCGCGTTTACCAACCCGTCTACCGGCCAGGCATCTCACACCAAGATTTGGGCTAATGTGGCCTGTGCGGCCATGACCTACAAGTTTGTGGTAACGGATGCGCCGATGGAAATATGGGCGGTTTACGGCTGCATTGTGGGCGGTTATGCCCTAGGCAAACGTGGCCTCGCCATCATCCCGCAGCTGGCACAAATCAGACAAAGGAGGGAACAAAATGTGGATGCTACCGACGAATAAATCTTTGCTGTACGCACTCGGCATCGGCCTGACATTGGCCAGCGTATACGGTGCGGGCTACACCCACGCCCGCCGTATCTATCGTGGCGAAATCGCACAGCTGCAGCAGCGTCATACCGAGCAGGCGCTGGCTGCCGAACAAGCCTACAGCGCCAAGCTGGCCGAAGTCAGCGCGGAAAAACAGAAGTGGCACGACTTCGCGCAGCAGCAATCGGCCAAACTGGCTGAAACCACCCGTCAATTGGACACCCAAACCACACGCATCAAACAGGAGATAGCAAATGCAGTCAAAAACGATCAAAGCAGCGGCCGTTGTTACAGCGGCCTTGGTGCTGGCAGCCTGCAGCTCTACAAACAAGCCCTTGGCTACACCGATTAAGGTAGTGGAGCGCCCAGTGCTGCCGCCAGCCGCTGCCGAACTGCTGGCCGAGCATCCGCGCCCGGCGCCGCCGGTTTCAGGCAGCCCCACCGATTTGCTCAATCACGCCGCCGACTACGGTGCATGGTGCGGTAAACGTGATAGCCAAGTGCGCGGCTGGCAGGAGTGGTATCGGAGCAAGCAGTAATGGATATTTCAGACAAAGCCACCCAGCAGGAGGAGCTGGCGCGCGAGGAGGCATTACGCCAAATCAGGCTACCTGAAAAACCCGCCGCCTCATACACGCACTGCGTGGATTGCGGTGCCCGCATCCCCAAACGTCGCCGCCTGGCCGTCCCCGGTTGTACAAGATGCGTGGGCTGTCAGGCCTATCACGAAATCGGATACCCCTGAATCATGGATAACAGAACCTTTATCAGTATCGAATTTTGGCAAATCGTCTCTTTCCTAATGGGCTTTTTGGGCGTGTGCTGGATGTTCGGCAAGATGCTACTCACCCATTACGAAAGCCGGTTGGCTCAGGTTTACAACAAAAGCGAAGAGTTGGAAAAAACCGTCAACAGCCTGAAAGAAACCCTGCCGCTGAACTACGTCCTGCGAGAAGACTACATCCGCGGACAGGCGGTGTTGGAAGCCAAAATGGACGCACTCCATAAAACCATTAGTGACCTTTATAAATTGGAAAGTGGGAAAAAATGATGCAACAAGCCCGTACTGCCGGCCTGCGCTGGCAGATTATCAGCATTCTCAACAAAGCCCGCCCGCACACGTCATCCGAAGTCATGTTGCTGGACATCCTGCGGGCAATCTATGCCGATACCACCGTCACCGAACTTAGGCGCGAACTGGACTATTTGGCCGACCGCAAGTTGGTGGATCTGGTCAAGCAGCCCATCGGCATGTGGCTGGCCGACCTGACCCGATTGGGTGTGGACATCGCCGAATACACCATCGACTGCCAGCCCGGCATCGCCCGTCCGCCCAAATACTGGGAGGGTTGATTATGGCACGCCGTAGCACCATTGCCCTGTTGCCGGACGATGTCCGCCACGAGTTCGAACGCCGGCTGGCGGCCAATGCGTTCGGCAACTATACCGAGCTGACCGAATGGCTGAACGCACAGGGTTACGAAATCAGCCGTGCGGCCGTACACCGCTACGGCCAAAAGGTCGAGCGCCGATTTGCCAGCATCAAGGCCAGCACCGAAGCCGCCCGTCTGATTGCCGAGGGCGCATCCGACGAAGGCGACACCCGTTCCGAAGCCCTGATGGCGATGTTGCAGACCGAGCTGTTTGATGCACTGGTGGCCATCGGCGAGATACCGGATACCGAACTGAATGTGGTTGACCGCTTCGGCATGATGTCAGAGGCAGCCAAAAAGATTTCGGCACTCACTTCGGCCAGCACCCGCCTGAAGCAATGGCAGAGCAACCTGAAAGAGAAGATGGATGCCAAGTTTGCTGCACTCGAAGCCGAATCGGCCAAGCAGGACAGCGGCCTCGACCCGGAAACGCTCAAACGCATCAGGCAGGAAGTATACGGGGTGTTTTCATGACACAGCCGGCCTTAACCCTCTATCCCTACCAGCAGCGCTGGCTGGCCGACGACAGCCGCTTCAAAGTCGGTATGTTTGCCCGCCAGACGGGCAAAACCTTTACCACCACGCTGGAAATTGTGTTGGATTGTTTGGACGCGGAATCACAAGGCAAACGCACGCGCTGGGTCATCCTGTCGCGCGGCGAACGGCAGGCCAAAGAAGCCATGAACGAAGGCGTGAAACGCCATCTGGAAGCGGCCGGCGTGGCCTGCGAAGTGATGCAGGTGCCGTTCGACGCCACCACCAACGCCCTAGAAGTGGTGCTGCCCGGCGGCAGCAAGATTACCGCGCTGCCCGCCAATCCCGACACCGCCCGCGGCTTCTCGGCCAATGTGTTTCTCGACGAGTTCGCCTTCCATAAGGACAGCCGCGAAATTTGGAAGGCGCTGTTCCCGGTCATCTCCGCCGGCTGGAAGCTGCGCGTGGTGTCCACGCCGAACGGCAAGGGCAACAAATTCTACGAGCTGGTTACCGACGAAAAGAATAAGGAATGGAGCCGCCACATCGTCGATATCCATCAGGCGGTGGCCGACGGCCTGCCGCGCGATATCGAACAGCTGAAAGCCGGCTTGAACGATGATGATGCCTGGGCGCAGGAGTTTGAGCTGCAATGGTTGGACGAAGCCAGCGCCTGGCTGTCCTACGATCTGATTCACGGGGTGGAAGACGAGCAGGCCGGGCTACCTGAAAACTACACCGGCAATCCTTGTTATGTCGGCGTCGATATCGGCATCCGCAACGACCTATTCGTGATTTGGGTGTTGGAGCAGGTGGGCGACGTGATGTGGACGCGCGAACTGATTACCCGCCGCCGCGCCAGCTTCGCCGAACAGGACGTGCTGTTGGACGAGGTGTTCGAACGCTACCGCGTACTGCGCTGCTGCATGGATAAAACCGGCATGGGCGAAAAGCCGGTGGAAGACGCGCAACGCCGCCACGGCGAAAGCCGGGTGGAAGGCGTGCTGTTCAATACCGCCTCCAAACTGGCGTTGGCCACCATCGGCAAAGAGGCGTTCGAAGATAAGAAAATCCGCATCCCCATCGACCAACACCTGCGCAGCGACCTGCACAAGCTGCAAAAAACCACCTCCGCCACCGGCGCGCCGCGCTTTGTGGCCGAATCCGACGCCAACGGCCACGCCGACCGCACTTGGGCATGCTTCCTCGCCCTCAATGCCGCCGACGGCGAGACCGGCCCGGTACGTGTGGCCAGCCGCAAAATCCGCCGCAGCAGCCCCTTAACCCGAGGATATTGATATGGCCAAACCCCACTTCAAACTCAAAACCGCCAACGGCGCGGTTACCCTCCAACCCGCCGACCTGACCGCCCACCTCGCCGTTGCCCAACGCTTTTGGGGCATCGGCGGCTTCGGCGGCTATCTGCCCAATCCCGACCCGGTGTTGAAAAAGCTCGGGCGCGACATATCGGTTTACCGCGAGCTGCTGTCCGACCCGATTGTCGCCGGCCATGTGCGCCGCCGGAAGTCGGCGGTGGCCGGCATGGAATGGCGTATCGAAGCCAACGGTGCGCCTGATACGGTCTGCGACACCATTGCCGAGCTGTTCTCCGGTTTTGACCTGTACCGCCTGATCAACCAAATCCTGGATGCCACCCTGTACGGCTATCAGCCATTGGAAATCATCTGGCAGCGGGGGAGCCCGTGGGCGGCCGCCCCGACCGGTGGCGCCGCG